TGCTATGTCAATTCCGACACCAGCAGGAGTGAATCCCATTCCAATTTGAGCAAGAATTGGCACATTTTCTTCGTAAGCACCGACTGCACGATCAAGATAATCTCTATCATCTTCAACTGTAGGTACATTTTTATTGAAATCAGCGACAATACTATCAAGATAATCTCTATCATCTTCAAATATATCTATATTGTTTATGCGTGGATCAGCCATAACTCAGTATAACTGATTTTAACAGCTAATTGGCTTTCTTCAATCCTTGAACTTTTCTTCGGAGTATTTTTTCAACAATGTAGTATGGAAAATTGGGGAAATCTTCAAAGTTTTCTTCAATTTGTCTGGATATTCGCCTAGATCCTAGACCTCGCTTCTTGAGCTTCTTGATAAAGTCTATCACTTCTTGCTCTCTTGGAATTTCAACGAGTTTAATCCTACGCTTGACACGATTGCCGTATTTAACCTTTTCTTCTTGCTTTCTGTAGCCAAAAGGAGCTCTACCGCCAATGGAATAGCCTTTTGCTGCCCAGACTAGCTTGCCTTCTTTAAGCCTATCGACTGTTGAGCCATGTTCTATTTCCGCGACAGCGCTGAGAACCATGACCATAATTTTGTTAGCCATCTCGTTCATGTCGAATTTACTGTGTAGGCTTTTAGATTTTTTCTTGCGTGGGTAAACAATGGGCATTTCACCAAATTGCTCACACAAATAAAAATAAACGCCTGTTTCTTCATAAATCGGTATGGTTTTTAATAAATCGGTTGTGGTTCTCGACAAACGATCCAAGCGTGTCGATACGATAATGTCAAACTCATCCATGGTATCGGTCAACTCTCTGGAAGCTGGTCGTTCAGTAATCGGTATGGTTCCAGAAACACCAGCATCAACAAAGAATTTGTCCACTTCACGATTAAACTTATCCATCACAAACTTACTGATTAAGTCTTTTTGTGTGTCCAGCGATACACCATTAATGGCTTGTTCTTCTGTGGATACTCGAACATAACCATAGATGTTATTAATTTGTTTGATGGGGCTATTCATCAACATCTCCGTAATATTCAAGCATATCGGCTATATCTTTTGCTGACTTGTCAGTTAGCGTATTACCAATCAATAACATAGCCAATTGTTTTATTTGGTATTCATACAAATCTAGGTCCAAGATTTCTTCAAAAATTTTAACTATATCTTCATTTTCTTTAAGTTTTTCCATTTAATTTTCTCCTAATAGTGTTAATGCTTTCTTGTATTTCTTTATTAGCCTTTCTTTTTTGGCTGTGTCTGTTATCTCATCTGTTCTTGATAAGTTGTGAGTTGCGTCAGCAATCTTAACTTGGGTTGCTATCGGATTTTGCAGCACTCTGGCAATGTAGTCGAAGTAATCTTCTTTGTCGTCTTGCGTTATTGCATAGACAGCTTCGACAATTCTTTCATTAAAAATAGACTTGATCTGTTCTTCAATCTTGGGTCGTAGCTCTTCGTTAGCGTCTTCAATTGCATCGTGCAAAAAGCCAGTAATAATATACTCATCTCCTAAATGAGAAACAGCCCTAGTGACTGCGTATATGTGATTAAGATAAGGTTTTCCAGATAGATCCTGTTTGTGACCATGCACCTGTTCAGCTATTCCTTTAGCCACAAATATTTCTAGTGTTGCCATTATGCAACATCCCTGTGGTTTTCCCAATCTCTGTAGGTCTTCTCAAAAGCCGTATTGAGACTATGGAAATTGGAATCTTCAAGAGCCTCTAGTGTTGCTCCAACAATCTTGTCGCAATTCCATCCCATGTATTTGCTCATAATCAAACCAAAGCACTCAGCATCGGAAGGGTTGGTACCTTCCACAAAAGATACTTCTTTGACTTCTTCTATGAGTGAATCAATGATCGTTTCAATTTTGTCTTCTAGTGTTTCGTGTGCTGCTAATTCTTCAAGAACATTTTTATACTCAGCCATTACGCACCCCCTTCTATTTCTTCAATAAACTCTGGCTCTGTGTCCCACAACTCATTAATGCGATCATGGTCAATCACAGCTTTTTTGAGCGTTATGTTTCTGCCATAACCATCAATGACATCATTGCCTTTCTCATTTAAAGTTTTAATGATTCCAGAATCTAGGAATGTAGAAACAAACCATCTTCCTGCTGATCCTTCCAGCTTTAAGAACAAGCCAGTGTTATAGTTGTCCAACGCGTTTTCATAAACATTCTTTTCTTCAGTCATTATGCACCCCCTAATGCTTCTAATAATTTTTTCTTTGCAATCTTTTCGTCATTCAAGAAAAAGTAACATCGGTATGTGCCACCTTCGTTACGATAAGTATTGCCTCTCATAATTTTTAAAGTAATGTCGCCAATGCTGACACTTTTGGTAATGGACTTTTCCCAACCAGCTAAATATCTTTTTTTCTCGTAGACTCTTCTTCCATCGCCCCAAGTATCGTGAGTCTCTATAACATGCTCATCCCAGCCTTCTGCAACTTCAGTCTCCATGTCTTTGAGAATCTTGCCACCATCTGCAACATTGAGTAATGGTTTGCCGTGAACTTTATCAATCAATTCCTTTAAGAACTCGATGTGGGATTTTGCGCCTTCAATCTCTCTGTTTCTATCGTCAATCCATTTCTTGTTGGCTTCCTCAATAATCTCTTCTACTGTTTTTTTATTGTATTTGTAATCTTCAAAGGAATAGCCATGAAGATATTTGTAGCTGTTTATGACATTTTCGATCTCGTCAACTGGAATATACTCAATCTTATAATTGCTTTTGTAATTGTAATAATCTGAGGGACTTGCTGGTATTCCTTCTATTCTTTTGTCGTCACCATTAACGCGGAACCTACAGCTTACGCCTGCGACACAAGTAAAATGTGCAAGCTCGTTCTTAGTCTCAGTAATAAACTCTTTAAGTTTGCCAATAAACTTTTCGGTAAATGTCTTGTCGATCTCAAGTGGCGTGTGATCTGCTCCTTCACAAATGTTGTCAAAGTAGCCCCAATAAGTAGTGTATCCATGTTTGGCAACCAAGGTTTCGTTGGTGCTAACTGCGTGAATCGCACCACAAGCTGGGCAGTGTCCTCTGTGAGTGTGTGTGTCTCTAGCCATTTTTGATTCCTTTGTTATTTAATTTAATATTTATCATATTTATAATATACACTTTTTTATAAAGAAGTACAACTATTTATACAACTATTCTTCATCAAACTCAGCTTCCAGTCTTGCGACTTCATCAATATAGGCTTTAGCCTTTTTTTCTGTGTTAGTGATTTTAATTTGTGCTTCACTATCAATAAGCATTTTCCATTTTTTAATTCTTAACGCTGTTGCAATTCTTTTTATTTGTTTCTCTGTTAGCCCTTTAGGGTTTTTTGTTGATAGCAACAAGCTCTGATACTGTTGTTGACCAGTGGTGGGAAAAGCGAGTTTAGGTATCAGCTCTGCGACTCTCGCCAGATGTCTGGTGCTGTGTATATATGGATGCAGACGAATCATCTTTTGAACCATTTTGGCATTGATAATATAAACTGGGGTTGGGTTAGGGTTAAAGTTTAACGCTTTGTCCATCTTTTGGTTTACTTCTTCTGCGTCTTGACTCATTTCTGGCAGGACATCTTTGCTCTTGTATCTCGAATATCTGCCTGCTTTTTGCATCTTTTGTTTCTCATCCATTGCAATAATGACATCATTATCTTGATTTAAAGTTGTGGGCTCTGGAATCTCCGCGCTAACTCTTTTGCCAAACGCTGATGTATCGAACACTACTTTCTTATTCATTTGGCGCTCCTGTAATTTTGTAGTCTTTGCTGATAACGCCCACATCTTTGCTGCCTCTAAAGTGAGCTCTAACAAATGTGGTCTTGCCGTCTTGGTATTTTCTAATGTGTTTGCGAACACTGTGGAAGGCAGTTCCGCTAGATCGTTTTCCGCCATTACTAGGTCCTTCAGTGTCGTCATACATGTCCAACACCAGTGTTTTGTGTTCGTAGATTGGCAGTTGCCTCATCTCGCTTTTGGTAAATCGTTTAAGACTGCGATGACCGATTGTAGTATTGGGTCTGCCCTTGACATCTTTGTGCCTTGAAATTTGTGGGTACTGCAAATGAATATTAAGCTCTGCATACATGGCAATCATCTGATTAGCCCAGCTCCACATTTTGTTAGTGTCTACAAATTTTAAGTGTTCTGAAATTAATGCCTTCACACCAAACCCCGCGCCAGATACTTTTGATCCTTCCTTCACAAATTCTTCTGTTGGTTTTAGTGCGTTTGAAAAGTCTGTGTCTTTATCTCTGATAATGCTCCAAATATTCATGTCGTGTGACCAAATTTGCCATTTCTTATGATAAGTAAATCGAGTTGCCGCGATGCCATCATCTAACTCTCCATCGGGATCTTCTTGTGTGTCAATAACAAGAAGATGGTCTACAATTTCTGATTCTCTTGCGCCTTCAATTTGAACCAAGAAGCAATCATAGGGTGCGTACAACTTTATGTCTTCTATGATTTTCACTGACTCATCTACTGAGAGTTGGTTGGCATCATCTCTTTTGTCTATGTAAAACTTTGAAGCCTTTTGTAAATATGCGCTGTAATATTTAAAATATGCAGAGAGCTCTTTGGGTGGAATGTCAGCATACTCTGCTTTAAAGTGCATTGGGAATTGTACTTTTCCAGCAATGTCTGGATCTTGATACAGGTAAATCAGTTTTTGTAGTGCTTCGTTATTCATAATCTCCCTCATAACCAGCAGTATCGCCAATGTGGAGATAATCGGGATCATCTTCATAAGGCTGTTTATAATTATCACCCCAAAAATAATCTCTCGGATTTAATCCTTGAGGTCTAAGTATTTCTTTTGTGATTTTTTTTGCACAGCCAGACCCGATACAGTACAAATTCTGACTCGCACCTGAATCAAACATACTTATTAACAATGAATCTTGCTTGCTAACTGCGCGAGCACCATAATAATGATACATAACAGCGCCATTCGCACCCCTTCCGCAATGAGTACATCTATCATACATTTTCCAGTTGATGTTCTCATTCTTTTCCCATTCCTCAAAACTTGCATCAGGAATTGGAATTATTGGCTCAGATTTCTGGTCAACAAATTGCCAACCAAACCCATCAAACTCATCAAACTCTTTGAGCAATCTTGGAATGTCATTTTTTGTGTATTTTAGTTTTTTAATTAAATTTGTCATATTCGTAATGTAACATCCTTTATATATATTTGCAAATTTTTATAAATATTAACATGTTCCACATGGAACATTATTTCCACCCGAACCTTTTAAGACTTTCATAAGCCACCTTCCAATCTGGTGCCCAATTGTCTTTGTTTGTTTTTGGTGTCATCTTCGCCACCCTTCTGAGTGGGTCAACACGATAAAAACTAACGCTGGTCCAATTCTTTGGTTTACCATTCATCAAAATCTTTATTCCGTTTTTCTTACACAAGCGTCTAGTGCGGTTGTAATACAATTTTTTCAATCGAGCTTTCTCACTCACACCTGTTGGTCTAGGAGAAGGCTCTACTGGAACAAAGTCGTCAGTGTAGATCACTGGCACCAATTCTTTAATGTGCTTGAGTCTGTTTTTATGGTCATTGGGTGTCACCCACTTCATGCTGTGGTTATCAATGATGAGATCTTTCTCGTAATCGTAAACCATCATGTGACCGCTAATTCTGACAAAGTAGTATCTGCTTTTGTAATCGACTGCTGGTGTTTCCATCCACTTATCGTAGAACCATTTGTTGCGAGAAGAGCCACTAGAGAGGGAATAGTAACCAGCGTCTGTTTTGCCCCAAAGACTGTCTTCTTTGATCCACCAATCACCAGAGCTCATTTTGTCTTCCATGTAATCTTTGGTGTTGTGCAACGCTGTGACCACCTTGTTGATGTTGCGAATGTTGTAAACGCCATCGTAGCCATGAACATTAATAATGTTTGTACTTCTTATTGAGGAAGCCCTGCCATTGACCGCATATCTATTCTTCAAATCAACGCCATACTTGTCGGCAACCAAATGTGTCTCTGACTCTTTAACGCCTTTGACCAATCCGCGTCTGGGAAGCGTGTCGTTGAACACTTTGTAAACCTCATCATAGTCTCGACCAGTCACTACAGCAGTAGCATAAGGCACACACCAGTTGTGATTTTCTCTTTCTGAGGCTCTGGGTATGTATTTATCTTTAATCATATTTGTTATCCTACATAGGAAGTATAACATTTTTTATACAAATGTGTATGTTTTTTATAAAATAAAATAAATAGTTGTAAATTAGTGTCTGTTGATTTAGAATCTTTTTAATGGAAAACAAAGACGACATCATTAATGGCAAGAGAGTTTATGAATGGCTGCAAACCTTCAGTCAAGACTTTGATGAGCTCGATACACTTAATGATTATTACTTAGAGAACAAAGACTCCATCGCTAAACTGAAAGCAATGAGTCCAACTTATTACAATAAACTCATTGACCACTTTAAAGCTGTGAAGAAAAAGATCGTTTCTGGATCTGATTATTTTATTGATGTCAAAGTCGTCTGGACACAAACCATTAATGCTACCTCTAAAGAGAAAGCAATAGAGAGGGTTCGTAAAAACTTCAAAGAGATTCACAGCATTGATTTAGAAGACAGCGACATTCATATCGTTGGAGAAAAAGAATAATGGATAAATACTTTAATACACTTAATCTTGTTTTTAAAATGCACTACAGGAATCTCGCATCAGACGCATTAAAAGAAAGAATGTATCTGGCGCTCGACACCAAACACGATGTCGGTGGCGAAGCGGATCACATTATAGGCATCTGGAAGGAAACCATTAGAGACACAGATTTTAATATTAGGGCACAAAATGTGTTTGATCGGTTATGAGTAATCAAAGATTAGCTCGACTTGGCATCCTTTGGTACTGGGCGAGAATGAATCTTGAGATCACCATTTTCTAAAACGATCTTAACTTTTAGTTTTTGATCTTCCTTCAGCTTTGGCATTTGTTCATTAATATGTATTTTCATAGCCATTAAGAATTTTTCTTTTTGTTCTTTGTTCATTGTTTAATCTCCTTTTTAAATATAAGTTCTTCTTGTTTTGTTTTTTCAACATCTTTTTCATCGTTTATATAGTTGTTGTTTTCATCTAAGATACCTGCTCGCCTAGCATAAGCACTCCAGTTATAACCAGAGCCATCTGGATTTTTTATAATTATGTCTGGGTCTCTATTCATCGGTTATCTTCCAAGTCATCTTCGCAATGGCTTTAGCAAGTTCTTCGATTCCCATTTCATCTGGGATGTTGCTTTGCACTTCGACTTGCTCAATAAACTTCACCACAACATGGTTCAGTTCTTTTCTGGTTATCATCTTCTTGGCTTTGCTGTTGTGATACTTCCGACCAAGGTTCAGTCTTTGCTCATCGTTCAGTTCGATTGATATATTTGTTCTCATCATCTGCTCCTTTATTTGTTTATAACTTATTATACATTTTTATACAGATGTCTGCAAAGCCTTATGTAGTAGGCGTTTCAGGGCTTGCTGTTTTCAAAAAAATGACAAAAGTGCATAGAATCACTCACTTTTTGGTGTATTTTGTATACAAATGAGCACTCTTTTTAGAATCATTCTAATAAAAGCCCAGTAAAACTAGGCTTCTCAGGAATGTGCGCAACGCGATTCTTCGTGTTTTGGGCTTTTTGGCAAATATTATTAGAGCTGGTAAGATGGCTTTATATGAACAATCCCAAGCATGGCGTTACTGGTAACTTTTCCATAGAGGAAGATGAGATTAAATCGTTTATGGATCTTACCAAGCGAGTCAAACCAATCAAGGGACAGGTATTTAAAGGCTCAAAGATGGTTGTGGACAACCAATATCGTGATGTCGATGTCTACCACATAGAGTCTGAGGAAGAATCCTTATATGCTATTTTACAAAAGGTTGCGCGAACAGTTAATGGTTACTTCAATTATGAGATCAACGGCATTGAGAAAGCTCAAGTGATGAAGTACACAGCTCCTTCCAATGGTTATGGTTGGCATATTGATATAGGAGCTGGTGGTATCGCGGCACAACGCAAGATAGCAGTATCAATATTATTAAACGATGACTACGAAGGCGGTGAAATGGTTTTTAGGACAGCAGAAGAGTCAGAGAAGGTAAAGCCCAAGGTTGGTGAGGTGGTTGCTTTTAGCTCATTCATCTCACATTGCATCAGACCTATAACCAAAGGAGAGCGTTATGTGGTTGTTGCGTGGTTTACTGGACCACATTTCAAATAGCTCAACTGGTCAATGCTTTTATGGTAAATTGTGTCTATGGCAGAAACACGACAAGAGAGACAGGAACGCATAGCTTTATCTAACGCAGAGCGTAAAGCAAGAGAACAAGAAATTATAAAAGGCTTGCCGACTCTTGGCTGGATGGCTGGTCTAGGCTTGCCGGGGGCTGGTATAACCGACACCTTGGGTCTTTATCCAGCAGATACCTCTGGCAGTGGAGAGATGCTGCCCAGCTTTGGTGAAAACATTGCCAACAAGAGATACTTGGATGCACTCTATCAAGGCATGGGTTTATTCGGTGACGCTTTCTATGCGTCTATCCCAGTCACAGGACCCATGGGTGTTCTCGCTGGAACCACTTTAAAGGGCGCAAGTATTGCTGGGAAGGCTAGTCGTGGAGCTAAAGTTGTGGATAGAGCTCAAGAGCTCATTAACCAAGGTAAGGCTAGTGCTGGAACCGAAGGCGCAACCAAGAAAATGGTTGCTGAAACAAAGATTCCAGAAAACAAAGTGGTTGATGTTAGATTAAATTTAAACAGTAACTTTAAAGCAGATCCAGAGCTTGGGAATTTTAAAGCACAAACAATACATGATGTTACGAGTGGTTCTGAATCTTCAATCGCCAAAGGATCTGCCATAGGTTATGATCCAGCAGTTACTCTAAAGTCGAATGGCACCCCTATTGAGCTCAAAGTAAACCAAGTGGCTAGGGATAAGATTGCAAGCGGTGAAATAAGTAAAACTCCAATGGCTGCGGTTCGTGGCATTCACGATGATCTTGATATATTTGAGCCCGATTTGGTCTTGGGCTTCAATCCTATGCGCAACAATGTCTTTGTTGACGAGTCTGGTTATGGCGTTAAGAGCATTAAAAATGGTAAAACCACCAATATTAATAACGATGTGATGGTTAAACTGGACAATCCAGATGCTTTTCGTGTCGTTGAGGATGTTAATGGTGAACAAATTAAGCTCTATGACGATATTGAATACTATAGTGTCGATGATTTACCAGCAACCAACAACCCCAGTGAAGCCAAAGGCATCGCATCGCTACCAGAAAGCGAAGACTATATCACCGCTTATCATGGCAGTGCTGGGGATTTTGACGAGTTTGATATTAAAAAGATCGGCACAGGTGAGGGTATACAAGCCTATGGTCATGGTTTATATTTTGCAGAAGAAGAGTTGGTGGGTAAGGAATATCAGAAAGCGTTAGGCACAATTATTGAATACGATGGAAAACCGATTTGGCAAGGGAGCAGGAAAGTCGGCACAACAGGCGATCAGGTGCTCGATTCAGCAATTAGAAGACAATACCGAATAACAAAAGAAAAAGATCCAAATAAATGGGTAAAAGATTTAGAAGAACAAATAGAAACGAGCACACATTGGCAGCTTGATCCAACAGGAGAGCTCCTTGCGGAAGAAACAGAAAAGTTAAAACTGCTTAAACCAATAGCAAATAAAATTGAAATAAAAGACACAGGAAAGGTGTATGAAACCAAACTGAAAGTAACGCCAGATGAGTTGCTGGATCTGGATAAACCGCTTAACAAGCAAAGCAACGTTGTGAAGGAAAAACTTGGCTCTGTTTTAGATATGAAACTTTCAGACCTTAACCCAAAGATGTGGGATCCTCCAAATGTTGCAGGTGTTGATCCAGATGCACCAGTAACATTGCGTGAAATGATAAATGAAATAATAAAAGATGGTACGTCAGGATATGACACTATTGGTAGAATGAATGGTGATGATTTAACAGTAAGAATGAAACAGATTGTTGGTGCAGAGCGCACATCTGAAATATTAAATTCGGTTGGCATTAAAGGCAATAGATACAAAGATCAGTTTAGTCGAACTAGCCCAGTGAATCCAACAGGCAAAGAGGGTGGCACCAGTAACTTCGTCATCTTCGATGACAGGGTGATTGATATTTCCAAGAAGTATGGCATTACGATTCCAATGGCTGGTGCGATGTTGATGGCAGAAGATTACAAAAACACAGTGGAAGCAGAAGAATTTAACCAAGGTGGTGAAGTGGAAAACGATGTCAGCGCTTACCTACGCTTCTATCAATACGCAAAAGATGCTGGGTTGCAGTTTCCAGAAGCAGTAGCAGCTCAAGCGAGTTTGGAATCTGGTCATGGCAAGTCGGATCTAGCTATTTATCAAAACAATGTTCTGGGTATCAAGCCAGATGATAGTAGCCAAGCATCGGAGAGCTATGATACTCTTGAGTACATTAATGGAGAACCAGTAGTGATAAACGATCTCTTTAGAACTTTTGACTCACAGGAAGATTCTTTCGCTGGGTATAAAGATAAAATCGACAAACCAAGATACGAGGATGCTAAAAGCTCTGGGACTCCAGAAGATTACTTAATGGCAATTGATGAAGCTGGTTATGCCACTGATCCTGATTATGCAGAAAAAGTAATCGGCATTATGAATAGATACAACTCTTACTTGGAAAATTAATATGGTTGATTCGCGCCAGAAAGGAGCGTCATACGAAAGATCTATCGTCAAAGCATTAAATGCTTTTGCAGAAGAGAACGCTCTGGAGTTTACTTGCCGAAGGAATCTTAATCAATATCAACAGTCTGGGCAGTGCGACATCCCGATTCCATTCCATGCAATAGAATGTAAACATTATCAATCTGGGAATTGGTTTAAACCAGCTTGGTGGAAGCAGGTGTGCGAGTCGGCAGAAGAAAAAATACCAGCGCTGATTTTCAAATTCAATAGAGTCCCTACCAGAGTATGTATTCCATTACACGCGATCAACACGCACTGGGAAAAAGACAACCAGAAGATAGCGGTGCTTCCGTTGGATGAATGGTTGCATGTGTTGAAAACCAATTGGAGCCACTACGAGGCAGAGCAGATAAAGAATGTTTGAGTTTGCAATTCTTTGTGCTGTGCTATTAACAATCCTTGGAATACTTATAACTTATTAAATTTTTTTTAAAATTTTTTTTGAGTTTTTTTGGTGATCTTCTGTACCAAACTCAGCTATAACTACAACTGACATCGTCATTTTATATATGGGGGTGTGGGGGTCAATTTAATCGGACTTTCCAGCAAAACCAGCAATCGTATAGGGTTCCTGTTAGCCTTGTGTGCAGAAAGATACAAACAGTTGCACATAAGTACACATGAGGAGTGTAGCCTAAGTCTTTGATTTATAAGGAGTTCTGGGATTTCAGAGACTTTTTCTGGATTTTTAAGAAATAAATGAAAGAATGCGCCAAGACTTAGTTCCCAGCTTCACATATCCTTGGCACTGTAAGTCGTATCAACTCCCATTAATTTGTTCAGCCTTTCTTTGATATCTTCCTTGCTCATTGTCTCAAGATTAGCGTTGATGTTTAAGCTCTGGGTTCTATTAACTGATAGCCCAGCCAGTTGATTGAGCTCCTTGATTGCTGACACCGCAGCGTTGAGCTGTCCTGTTTCGTATGCAGTCTCAGTGATCTTCCACAGCATCGTGCCAGTTTTCTGTGGCGTGATGGCGTACTTCTCAGCTAACTCATCCTGTTTTATTCTTATCGCCTTCGTCACCTTGGGAAAGGTTTTGCCATTCAGCATCTTGTTAGCTGCTACTGCTGGAAATTGATAGCCAGCTTTTCTAGCTGCTTCGGTTTGACCACAAGCTCCTTCAGTATAGAACCACACGAATGCTGTCTGCATCTCGGACAAGCCGAGCTCTTCATCCTTCTCAAAAGTAACTGGCGGTTTGACCAGCTCGTTCTTTGCTTTTTTAGGTCTACCTGTTTTCATCTTTAGGATACATTCTATCAAAAAGCTCTAGCGCTTGTTCCGATGTGTATATCTCCATGTTATATCTGAATCTCTCATCGTTGTTCATCATTCGCCATTTGTTGTAGTTCTCACCCCAACTCATTTTGTTATTATATTCAAACTTTTCCACTCTCTCTCCATATTAAATTAAACCATCAGTGTATAGTGCACAGTGTACAGCCCACTAACATATAGGGTGTTTATAGGTCGCATAAACCGCCTTAAATAGGGCTAATACGCTGTATACTATATATTATTATTATTATTATAAAAGTATATACCTAACACTACCTAATAGCTTAAACCATTATAAACACTGACTTTCACTACAGGGTGGCATTTTTACTACTATACACTGCTGCCAACCTGTCATCAGTGTATAGTCTTATTCTTAAATACATCCGACAGCCAAAAAAAACGCTCATTCATATAGTCTTCAAAAGACTGAGTGCTTTTATTGTTTTTGTTATTTACTATCAGCTCACACTCATACATCCAGTCACAAAATTCCATAAACTCTGTGTACTTCTCAGCCATTTCATATCTTGTCATATTGTCTTTATCATCTTCCATCAATTCAGCTTCTCTTTTTTATCTCTTGGGTAATAGACTACCACAAGTGACCCACAATCTGAGCAAGTTAGAGTTGATTCTATTAGGAAATGTCTACCGAGATCATCGTCATCTTCGATGTCCGAGTCTCCGCCCCATGTCAAATCATTGTTGCAATGGTAGCACCGCATCAGTAATCCTTCCTGAAATTACCATTAAGGCTGGAATCACCTGACTTGGTGTAGTCCAGATCATAGACCTTCTTGCCATTAGTCCTTCGTGGTTCAACGCCTCTTTCAGCTAACACTCTAGCCGCGTCTTTAAAGTCTGGCATCCTTGGATTGGCAATCCCCAGATCCCTCAGTAGGCTGGTCATCTGCACTGGCTCGGTGTACTTTCCATTAAAGTCCACATATTGAAGGATCAGGTCTTCCACACTGCTCTGGGTTCTGTAGCCCTCATTA